CAGAATTAGCCCCGTTTGTAGCTTCGTTAATGTTATCTAACTCAGGTAGGTACCCGCCTGCTTGCTGATTACCTCCACGCCCTTGTTGGGTACCACCACCGTTGTTGCTTAAATCTTGTTGTTGGTAGTTACTGGTAGCATTAAAATCATCCATTATACCGTCGTAGGTACTAGAATCAGCCTGCCTTTGGGGTCTGTTTGGTTCTGGCGCAGCCGGAGTTTTATTCCAGTAGTCAAAGCTACCATTTGGAGGTGTGTAACCGCCTGCGCCGCCCACATTGAAAGGCATACGAAAGTCAAAACGGTTGCCTTGGCTGCCGCCCATTGTTTGCATGTCAGTGCCAAACCCAACGTTTCCATCATCCATTGGTTGAGCCATTGGATTAACAGATGGGTTACTAGGCGGAGGTGTCATCATACCCGACTGAAAAGTTTGCGGGTTTGCCCCGCTTGGATTCCCGTACTGCGGTGCCCCGCCGTTTTGCGTTTGTTTAGCCATTACATGTAATCCTTAGGCATTACATCATTACTTCTTTTCCCACGCAATAAACTCATTTCTAGTTGTTTTTGTGATGGGGGCTTCATACCGTTTACACTAGGCGGGGGCATGACGTCGTTTTGAGGTGGCGGGTTCATGGGCTGCCCTTGATTGCCGCCGCCTTGATTACCGTATTGAGGTACACCGTATTCACGTTCTGTCATTTGCGGTACACCGCCATAACTTTGAAATTTACTGTAATCAGTATCTTGCAAAAGTGTGTTACCTGCCTTACCCATAAGACGGCTAGCAAATTCACTTTTAGCACGGTCGATGCCCAATTGCGAGTCTAGCGCTGCTTGAGCTTCGGGATTTAATTCTTGATTTTGGGACCATTTAGTGACCATTTCACCGGTAGCAGGGTCCATTTCTTGCGCCGTATCAAAAGTAATACTGCCCCATGGGTTGTATTGGTCTACGCGATTAGCCCAAGTTTGGTCGCGGATTGCTTCTTTGTTAGATGCTCCGGTTTGTTCTGCCGCCGCTGTATAATCTGGTGCGTCTGGTGCTGACTTACCCATTAGGATTCCTCACTATAATAATTGCAATCTTCTTTACGCATTTCTAAAAGGACATAATCTACACCCAGTTTAAACGCATCCTTTAGTCTTGTCACTTCTCTGAAGCCGATTTTTTTATCGACCGCCAAAGCTTTGCTGTTGTCAGAGGGTACAAGACCAAACATAACCACTCTACCTGCCGTGTCGTATACAAATTTTGATATCTCTTCAAAATATTTATGCCGTATAACTAACGGGTTATCAATGCAAAAATGTATCTGGCAGCTACTTTCTGTCCATGTGTCCATGACACACCCTGCTAGTATTGCCCCAGTATCTACGTTATAGGCTAATATACTAGTCATATCAGGTAGCAGCTTTATGTTATTTCTGCACGTAAACCAATCCCAATCAGCTTCGCAACTAATTTTTCTAAAGCTAACCTTCAAAGTATTCCACCGGTATTCCAGATAACGTCATAACTCATTAAGTAAGTTTCTGATGTGGCGGTGCCTTGTATAGCTACCGCTAATGTTCGACCTATACCCGTGCCGCCTATAACTTGGCTGCGGTTAGTAATTGTTTGTGAACCCCACAAAGCCAAATCCCATACCGCAATATCCCATAAACCACCTTCGGTTTCATTTTGAGAAACCGAAGTTGAAAAGCTAGCTAGCTCGTAGTCGTAAGCAAATTTTGCTTGAAAAGCCAAGGGGCGTTGCGAGACAAAATCAGGTCTAATCATGCCACCCTGTTTAAACTTCCCGCTACTCTCTAAAGGGCTAAAGGCAAACAGGTTTGAAAATTCTATTGGTAATCCGTTGTTTGGGGTTACTGGTGTTATACGCCTATCGTCTAATTCTTGATTTAGCGTGGAGACTTTACCGTCCAGAGTACCGAAGTAAGTTGTATTCTGCCACTCAGTAAAGCACAGCGCAGGCACGCCCCGCCACCAACCAAAAGTTTCACGGTTAACGTCGTAAGCGTACTGAATGTATGTGCCGTTTGAGCGTACCGGCGTGCCTATAACTACATACCCTTGAGACGGTAAAAATGTCACTCCCCAACCTACGCCGCGTATGTTTTTGCGAACGTCAGGACGTAGATAGTAAGCTGTTTTTGCTCCTAAGCCTTCGCTTGTAGTAGCAGCATCAAGCCCTTTTATAAGTGTTGAAAGTGGCGTAACCCCAAAAGAGGATAGTATGTGTAAATCACCGCCAAATTCGCTAGCGCATTTAGCCCCGCCTGCTACGTTACCTACGTAGTAAACCCCGCGTTGCTCCCAAACGTTAGCGCCTGTAGCTTCAGGGTCTTCGCCTTGATACGGTATTACATCGCCTGCCGAACTTATGCCAACTAAATAGTCGTCTACTCCGGTACCGCCGTCTATAGTCCAGTTAAACAAACCAACTAGCTTGCCGCCGTACTGAAACTTGCTACCGAATTGAAACTTAGTCGCCGCACCTGAAGACGCGCCAATTTCTAAATAATACGCGTCGCCTGAATTTTTCTTAACTAGCCAAATTCTTTGCTTATGCACCGTAATACCGGACACATCAGTTGCTAGTAATCCTGTAAAGTTAGGGGTCTGCGCCCACACACCGGTTGAAGCAGTGTAAGTAAATAAGCCATTTTCGGGGTCTGCGTAAAAAGTAAGCTCTGCACCGGCATCGTTAATATATTGAGTAAAAACGCCGTTCCCTGAATCCCCGCCTGCGCTTGCAAAATTAAGCTCATTTGATGGGTCGTCATAGGTTGTAACGTTCCAAATACTTTCATTAGTAGCTGCAAACAAACGGTCGTCTGACGGAATACCTGTGGCTGATTCAAAAGGTATTAAAGTTTTTACCCCTGTCAGAGTCGATGTGCCCAAGTCTAAGCCTATACAATGCTCCCCGTAACCATCGCGAACCTTCATACCGTATTCGTCTGCTATGAGGTTGTAAGAGTACACAGCGATGTTAGGGTTGTAGTCTGCTAAACCAACACGCCCATCCATACCGCCATGCGCTGCGCGCATAGAAGTAGATTGGGCGCTACCTTTGGGCTTTTTACCCTTTGAACTGCGTCTAAGAGCCAAAATTTGTATCGCTTGTGCTGAATGAGTTTAATAGCGGAACCCCAAGACCACAACGACCGGCATTAAGTATCGGCGCGGTTTTATCCCCTGCGGTTATTTGCTCGTAAACTTCAATTAAATCTGTTTCAGCGTTGCTCGAGTCAAGCCCTTTACCTTGTAAAAACTTAACCTTTACCATGCGCGAAAGTAAGAAGGCATCGAACTGAGGGGTGTCGCCACTTTCCGTTACTGATTTAACTAACACACTGCTTGCATTTAATACCGATAAGTTAGATATGTATTCATAAGCAATCTGCAAATTAGAACTGGGAGTGGGGTAAATGGTGAATTTGTTTTGTTGTATCCTAAATTTTACGTAAACCGTTTCTGAAACAAGGTCGCGCCCTTTTAGGTACTGCCATTCTTGTGCGGAAAGTGATTGCAAAGGATTACGGTTGGTTCGTTCCCAACCTGTTTGGTCAATCATTCGCATGAAATCAGAAGGTAGCGCAAATTCGCTAGCGCCGCCTGCTGTTACAGTAATTAGATGCTCTCTAACTAAAAATTCCCAGTTGTAAGAGCGAACTAACTCTTTTATACAACTGTTTAGAAGAAAACGCATCTGAACAAAGTTAGCATCGGCGTCCGCATACGCATCAACCGATGGGGTTAGCCCGACTTCAGCCGCAACCGTGTTAATAATTTCATTAGCTGTTTCTGAAGTTTGGCTTGTCATTTTTAATCCTTAGTGACGCGTCTTTTTGAACGAGGTTTTATTTCTTCACTTATTTCTACTTCTTCAACAATACCACCCGATGAAAGTTCTTCCGTTGGTTGGCTTGTAGTCATACTGTTTAAACGCGCTTCCAATTGTTGCAAGCTAGATTCTAAAGTATTCACTTTTTCTTCCGCTGCATCTGCTCGTTCTTCAGCAACACGTATCTGTTCAACCATTTGCAATGGTGAGTTTGCACCTCTAGCGGCTTCAAGCCAACTAAGAGCTTTCGCCTTTAAATCGTACCCGCCCATACGTTGCGACGCGTAGTTATCCGACATTGCCGCTAGCTGTTCAACTGTTTTAACATTAAGAAACGACAGTTCTTCAGCTTGTGAACGACTAATTAAAGTCCATTCAACTAACGGCGTACCCTCAAGCGGCACTTCTTTACGTTGTTTAAACGCTTCGTAATGCCTAGGGAACCGCGAAATATCATGCGGTCTAGCAGGTCGGCAAACGTTAGAACTACGGTTGCCCGCAACACGAATATCAACGTATTCGACGTCTTTAAATATCGCTCGCGACTCTTTTTGTGTAGCTTCTTTGTCGGGCATTGTTTTCATAAAAAATTTAACTAATAAAGCGGCATCACCTGCGTTGTTGCCGCTTTCAAATAGTGTGTGGTCAAAATCTGCTTGTTGCATTTGTATAACTCCTGTTTGAATGAATTTATAGTATATGCCACCTATCAAATTTTAACAACTATTAGGCTACTGGGATTACACCCCACACCCAATCACCATCCACAAGTGCTACGCCAGTTTTGTTAACCGCGCCGGTTGTGGAGTCAATTTCTGCGTCTACTGAAACTGCGCCGTCTGCTTCAACAAATGCAACCCTGTTATTTAAGTCAGAACCTTGAACAGTATTTATAGGGAAATCCGTTGCCGCGCCTGCACCAATGCCGTTACCACCTATATGCTGCGTAGCATGTGGGGCTGTGTCTTGGATTTGGCTAAAGTCAGTATCCTTAGGGTTTATGATGGTAGTTGCAATGCCGATACCTTGGCTGCATGAACCGAGATTGCAACCTCCGACAAAAGCGCCGTCCGCATAGTTACCGTCTAGCGCCGCTACTGCTACTGGGTTTAAGCTGTATGTTGGAAAATTTTGAGACATGATATAAAATCCTCTACTTTTTTAAATAAAAAAACCCCGCCGCAAAAGCGAAACAGGGCTTGTGAATGTTTAAACGGTTTTACTATTAACCGTTAGCGTCGTAACGTCCATGGAACTGACGACCAGAACAAGTCATATTACCCGCCCAACCGATGATTTGAACTTCAGCATCTTGGTTGGTCGCATAACGACGGTTTGGAGACAGTGGAACCATGTTACGGTCTTTGTGAGGGCGATAATGTAGATACTTACTATTCAAGAAATAAGCCGTACCGGTTGGTGCGCCTGTTCCGTTTGAACCATTGTAAATACCGCCGTCAAGTACAACGTCTGCATCCATAAATTTAACTGACATAAAGCCTGCATCTGCCGACTGTGTGTTTGTAAAGCGTTGCTGCGCTTGTAGAGAATCGATATAAGCATTCCATACTTGGGTATCTGCCATGATTAAATCAGGGCGCTCTTGACCACGAACAAGGCTAGCCCATAACTGGTTCCAGAACCCTTGAATTTTCGTTGGGTCTAAACCATTAGCGGCTGATTGGTCGCTTACTGCGTTACGCCAGAAACTAAACGTGTCCCCATCAATACCGCCATACGGCGCGGCTGTTGGGTCTACTGGTAATGCAGCGTCTAAACCGTCAATCTCTTTACCGCCTGCGCCTGTGCCGTCTGAATACAGACCGCCAGTAATAAGGTTGGCTAGAGTCGATTCAGCTACCGATAGACGAGATTCCATCAAGTCAATCATTGCTTCTTTACCGGAGTTTTGTAGTTGCTCAAGACCTGAGATTACAACGGGTACAGCAGCTTGTTTCCAATCATACTGCGCGGCTGAAAGTACATCAGTGACACCAGTAGGTAGAATGTCGTAACCTGAATACCAACCTGCATTAGAGTTTTCTGCGAAAGAAAGCTCTTGCATGATGTAAGTACCACCAGAGACAGTTTTGATTTTGCCCTTTGTGCTTAGGCGTTTAAGTAGCGCGTTGTTATTTGTTACGTTATCAGCGATTTTCTTACTACGGTTTTCAATCGTAGTCGCCATAATATCGCTGATATTAGGGTTTGCAAAAGGCATTTTAGCTCTCCATTAGGTTAAAATTAAGGTCTGTTTTTCCTGCGCTGTATTTTTGCTCTCCTAAGAGTGGGCAAATAGCTAAGGGTTTGAACCGAAATTGAGACTTAATGGACTGTCCTTTTAACAGGTGGCAGATATAGTCTATTTCTGGTTATGTTACCCTTAGCCTAGCTTAGTGTTTAAACGGTGTCAAGTTCTTCCGGTTGACGCGGTATTCCAGTTTTCTTCTAGTTGCGAACGTAAATCTAAATTACCTGAACCGGTCGGCACGTTAGACCTATTTCCGCGTATACCAACTGCCGCATTTTGTTTTTGGCTGAGGTCAGAACTGCTATTTCTGCCGCGAACTACTTTTTGTATGTTTTCGTTCATTGAAACTGCTCTTTCATAAGCTTGTTCCATTGTTATGTGCTGACCGCGTTTAGTTGACATTTCTACAATATCTGCCATATCCATGCGGACGTCATTGAAAAACTCCTTGTTAGCTATCGCGCTTACACTGCTTGCCGCCCGCTGCTTTATTTCGTAATCTTGCTGTTGCGCGGCGCGGGTCCGTTCTTGCTCATACGGCGCAAGGCGTTGGTTTATTAGATGCTCAATGTCTGGACTCATTTGATTTTGATTTTGATTTGGCTGCGGTGCTTCACCCGCCAACACGCCGTCTAGCGTTTCAATATCTATGCCGTAATGTTTAATAAGCCCTGCTAACCGCTGTGCTTTTTGAGTTTGATTTCCCATTGACAAAGCGGCGGCTGTTTCTAGCAAACCGTTTACCGCTTCTAGCGGGTTGTTTACACCTTGGGACGCCATTAAAGCTTTGTAAGGCTCTACGGTCCTATTAAACTCATGGTGTAAACGTCTCGCATTGGAAGTATCTTGCAAAAGTTTGTTGACTTCTACTTCTCGCTTGCTAATCTGCTTACGAACATTATCTGGCAATTTTGTCCAGTGTTCCCTACTTTCTGGCGTCCAACCTACGGGTGGCTTTTCGACTTTACTGCTTGGGTCTTCTTTCTTTTCGTGGTTTGGGTCGCTAGAATTTTTATACGCTTCAGCCCCTTCTTTATTTTTCGACTCGTTTTCATCTTCGTTAGGTTTGTTAAAATCTTTTGATTCTAACGAATCCGTTTCCGCAGGCTTTATTTCTGAAGATTCTACGTTTAAATTTTCAGGCGGGGCTATTACAGATTCTATGTTTTCCTTGCCCTCATCGTCGCCGCCTGACATTGCCTGCTCTAGCGCTGCTCTAAGTTCGCTCATTTTTAGTACTCCTGACCAAATGTTGCGTTAATATTTACGTAGTAAGAATTGACTCGAGGTCGGTAATTCTAGCGTTTATAATTTCCATTTTATCATTAATTAAATCTGCGCCATTAATTAATAAATGTTGCAAACTAGGTTCCGCCCTTGGGGTTTTTTCGCAGCTCCCGTCGACAGCATCCTGACCTATTATTTTGTCAAGCAACCTGCTTAACCTTAAGTAAGTCCAGTTTAAGTTTTCTATGGTGTCCAGTATTTGTTCTGCTTTTGTCGTATCCCCTGAACCGGTTGTTGGTTGTGTTACTGCTTGTGTTTTATTCATTTTAATACCCGTTTTCACTTAGTTTTTGCTTTAGTAAATAACCTTCAAGCGCCCATATTTTAGCTCTTGCATTATCAAAAGCTATTTTTTCGCCAATTTCAGCGTTAAAATTTTCAGGGCTAGCGCACGCGCTTTCCCCTGTTACTGTGTAACCGTTAGAAAGAGTTAGACAACAAACCGTTAAACATGAGTCTTTAAACACATGGAACTGATTCGATGCTATGCACTCGTTAATTATTTTTGGCGTTAAACGCGGAAAGGTTAAACCTTTTGCTTGGATTTCTTTTTCTAATTTATCTTCATTCATTTTAATACCCCATATTTATATAAGTTGTGTTCGATTAACTGCTGTCTTTCTTTTTTTGCTTGCGGGTTATCCCCTATTTTTTCTTTGTACATTTCTTTACCTCGAGTTTCAAAATGCTGATTTTCGTAGTCGCGTATGTCCGTTACGCCATGTTTTTTGTTGTGGTCGCGCAATTGTGAATGGCAAGAAATAATAGAACCGTCAATAGGAGATTTAAACTCCTTCAAGTTTTTCTGAACACTAGCTGACTTGTTGCTAGTTTCGGCGCTAGCTGTTTGCCAATAACGCCAATTTTTTTCAGCTTCTATTTTTTCACCTTCCCGCTTTTTTTGGCGTTCTTCTTCAGACCCAAATATTTTTTCAAAGTTGCTGTTAAATTGCTTTGTGCTTGGTTTAGTTTTCATCGTCATTTTTTGCATCCCTTCTTTCTTGTTGTTTAAGCTCCGCTTCTAACTCTGCCTTGGTAACTAACTCCCGCAGCTTAGATTCGGTCTTATAGTCGGTTTTGATTAAGTCAGCTTCAGCCGCCGCGTTGCTTTGTGAAATGTTAGCTTCGGCGTCATTAACTTGTTCGGTCATACGTTGCTGATGCTTACCTTGCGATTCCATCTGTTTAGCTAACGCATTAGCTTCAATTTCCTGCATTTTATACATGTGTTGGCGCTGCGCTGTTTGTATATCCGCTTGCATGTCTTGTTGACGCACTTGCATATCTGCGTCTGCTTTAGCCTTTATTTTCTGCATTTCTGCCTGCGTTGCTGCTTGTTGCGCTTGTTGCGCTGCCTGCGCTGCCTGTTGTTCTGGTGAAGGCTCTTGATTCGGATTCTCCTGTTCTTTTTTAGACGCTTCAATTGTTCGGTCTAACAAAGATTCAATTTGCTGAGAACCTTTAAACCCTGCTAAACCCCACTGCATTAGCTGAAGCATGAACGATTCAGATTCAGGACGTTGCTGAATAATAGGCGTAACTGCCGTCATAAATCCAGATATGGCTTCAAGGTACCCCATACGTTCTGAGCGCATTTCACTGTAGTCAATCATTGCTACTGATTCTGGTCTAATAACAATAGATAGGTTAGCTCGGTCAAATTGTTTTATTAAATTTACTGCTTCAGGCACCATTTCTTTATCAAAGCTTTCCATCATATTTGATTGGCGCATAATGGTTTCAGGTGAAAAGAAACGGCTAATAACTTCCGCTTTTAGCTGCATAATATCACTGGCAAAAGTAGCAAACTGTTGTTGCAATGCTTGCACTCGTACGGACCCAAATTTAGCTTTTTGTTTAGTTTGCCCAACACCTTCATATTGATTTTGCAACTGCCCGCGCATGACGTCTGCCATTCCGGTAATTTGCTGTAGCAATTCAATTGAATCATTTCTAAGGGCGGTTAAACGGTCTATAGCATTGGTAACTGCTTCTATAGGCATCCAGTCTACTGCACCGCGTAAACCTCCATTTTCAGAAAACGCCGCCCAAGAGTCTACCGGTATTAACGTGTTATCAGTCCCCTCAGTGAACATGCGCTGTACGCCATCTGCGTTTTTATCGTAAACGCCGACTGCTTTTACCGCTTCAGTTAAAATAGAAATGCGTGTTTGTAGCAAATCAATTTCATTGTACTGGTCTTCAGCCATTTTAAAATCTGGCGTTGGCATATATAACTTAGTTGTTGGGTTAGCCATTAAAAACGGTGGGCAAGGATAGAACCCTTTTAATTTAAGTGGGTCTTCCTTTTCTTCTAACACTTTTTTACTGTGTTTGTCGTACCAGTACACCGTGCGCTTTTCCATGCACCAAATTTCCCAAATCTCACACTGTTTGCTTTCAGATTTTTGGTCTTCATCAGTAGCGTCTTCGCTAACATTTGAAGTTCTCACGTTATACTCTAAATTCTTAGCAATATCTTCACCAAAGCGTTTACCGGCTTCTTCTTTGCTTAAATAATTTCTAAACCCTATCCACGGAATGTCAGCAAAATTCCTAGACCAACCCCAAAGTATGTCACCCCAATAATAATAATCAATAGGCACTTTTTCATTAACAGCTACCTCGTTACCGTCTGCATCTGTTTCGGTCTGGTAAGTATAGCGAACTTTAGCGGTTCCTAGTCCGGCTAGTAATCTGTCCTGCAATGCTGACCTAAGCACGTTGTCAATCTCTTTACCGTTAACTTGAACATCTTCATTTAACAGACGTTGCATTATCTCTGCCGCTACTCGGCTTTTGTCGTCGTTAGCATCTGCGTATCTGCGGCTAACGTCGATTTTTGGTACTGACCCATATAACATAGACTCTAGCGTTTGCACGTTTGAGTAGAACAAGTTTAAACGCATTCGGTCATTAGACGACCCCTGCGCTTCAGCTTCTTCGGCTTTATAACGGTCTACAATTCTATCAGCGGTTTTGTGCCATTTTTCTAAGCGTTTTTCTGAGGCTTTTATTTCATCGCTCCAATACGCGCCGTCATGTTTATACTCGTTGTCCGGCGCTTCTTCATCTTCGCTCGTTGGTATTACGTAATCTTCGCTCATCAGTCTAAATCCTCATTCGTGAAGCAACACGGGATACGCTTGCTTCGTTTTGTTCAAAAAGTTCACCTAGTGTATGTTTTTTAGACTGTATTACAACAGGTTCTTGTTGGCTTACCGCTGTAGGGTCTTTTGCGTTAGCAACTAAACACATATACCGGAACGCATCTGCAAAGTCACTCGCCCAATCATGCAGTGGTTTATTTAAAAATACTTTGTTCACATCATCGTATTTACGACGGTATACCCTAAGCGCTTCAATTCCATATTCTACTCTAGGGTGCATGTAGATATTGGGGAACGTAGCCCTTACCGCATCTATACCATGCTGAACTTTTAGCATTGGCACAATCTGGCAGGGTAGCCCTGCATTTAAAACTAGCTCTACTGTGGATTTACCTGTTTGCAGCGTTTTTGCTCTAGCATCATGCGGCAGCCACACAGTTTCATATTCGTAAGGTTTGTGCTTGAGCATATCGGTGTAATGCTGTATCGGCTCCCCACTATTATATTCCATATCGAATACACAAATGCCGTCAGGTCTAGGTTGCCAAAACCAAAACACCGTAGAATCTGTTATACCTAAATCCGAAGCCGTGTAAACGGGGAAGTTTGGGTCATAGTCGTACTTTTCGTTAATTCTACCTTCTTTCTCTGCATTGGCTATCTGCGTTGAGTAGTAGGTACCGATTAGCGCGGCGCTAAATGATATCTCAAATTCCTGTTCATACTGTTCTGCTGACATTTGTGCCTTCATCAAATCAAGTTCTGATTGAGGAAGTAAACCGGACGTACTTGCTTTTAATTCTTTGAAATACCAATCTTCGCTATATTTAGCACGTTGGCATATCTGATAAAACGCGTTGTTCTTACCCTTGGGCGTTCCAATCGCTAGTAACCAACCTTGCCTATCGGCAATGGTTGGCAATATGACTTCTCCATACAATTTAGGGCGAAAGTCTCCAAATTCGTCCAAGACAATCCCATCGAAATACAAACCCCTAAGAGTGTCAGGATTGTCAGCACCAAATAGACGAATAAGAGCGCCATTGGGTAATTTAACGGAGAGTTCCGATTCTCGCATTTCAACGGCGAACCCTCTCGCGGCGTCTTTAAGATAGTTCCATGCGATTGACTTAGCTTGCGAATAAAACGGAGCAACATACGCATACCTCGGGTTCTTTTTAGTGGTTCGTAACGCTTTTATAACAATGTCATGTATTGCGGCAACTGTTTTACCGGCTCGTCTATGAACGACCATTGCCGCAAACCGTTCGTTCCTCTGGTGGAAGTCAATAAACTGGTCTCGAGGTTCATAATCTAGCTGTATAGCGCCGTTTTTAGGCTTGTTTGGGTTTTGACCTTCTTCAAACTCGTCGGCATCATCACCTAAATGGTCGAATATACTCATACGTCTAGCTTAGTAGGCACTAGCCTTGCGTCTGCTAATTGAATAATAACTTGGGGTTGTTGCGATATAAGCGTGTTCTGCTTAGACTTTTCTTTGGCGGCGGCGTGGTCAATTTTCATGGAGTTTATTTCACTCACTGCGGCGATGGCGGTGCGAGGGTTAAATTCTTCATTATTGAGCGCAATGCGCCATAGCATCTGTTCACGCTCAATAGCAGAAACACCAGATAATAAATTTCTTAGTTGAATAAGTGCGCGGCGTAATGTTTGCACATCTTCATTTTTTAACACCTTACCAACTGTGGAAGCGGTAAAACGCGTCTTTATTCCAATTTCAACATTAGTGTACGGGCTTAACGAAAGACGGGCAATCATCGCATATCTAGGACGCATAATATTGGACAGGCTGTGTATTTTACGCTGAAGCGCGACAACTGTGCGTTTAAACTCGTCGTTAGCGGGGTTATAAACTGAGTCTTCAAGCTCTGGCAAATCAAAATCATCATCTTGATAAAGTTCCATTTCTTTTTTAAGCATCAGTTCTGTCGGTACACTATGTGTCATTGGTTTCCTTAGTAGGTGCAACCGGATATAAAGAATATAACACCTATCTAGGAAAAGTCCAAAAAATTTTATTAACTAAATGTATAACGCCTATAAAACAAAATCTGAAATTTATGGCTGTGGATGGGGACCGGTACAAGTTCCTCCGTTTCAAAAAAGTTTTTGGGGGTATGAAAATAAAAATACATTAAATTAAATGCGTTTAAACGGCGCGGCATGGTGGTGTGTGTAAACGAGCTGTTTAAACGCCATGCAATATCTATCACTCATATCTATGTAACATACTGTTTATTAATTAAACGATTCCTGATTTATAGACTTCGCCTGCTATCTATGGATATGTACTAGA